AATCCGTCGTCTTCCCAATAGTCTTGATTAGTCATACTTAATTCATCAAATAGTAGGGACCATGAGTTAACCATAATTATATCAAAGGGTAGGAGTTTCGTCAACGGGCATCACAAAGTCAGCATCAACCTTGTCATACAATTCCAGGAACGCCTGCTTGGTTTCGTCGTCGAAACGATTAACGCAGACCTGAATTGCCTTTGCCTTGTCGTTAAAGATGCTGTATGCCTTCACAATGTGAACCAGACGACGGGTGCTAATGATCTCCTCAATACCACCATCATAGAAGGTCTTGCGAATGATGTCAGCCCAGTCAGCAAGACGCTTACAGAACTCCTCATCTTTACAGATCTTATTAAGAATCCTCTGTTCAATTGCAGTTGTGGGATACTCCTGCTCAAAGGTCACAGGGAATCGTTCCAGGAATGCCTCGTTAAGCACGTTAGTTCCAATAAATCGCCCGTCCTCGGATCCTTTACCTTTAGTGTTTGCTGTTGCAAACACTTGGAAACCATCGGTTGGGGCAACAAACTTTCCAATCTTCTTAAGAAAAACTCCTTTACCTTCAAGGACGGATTGGAGACAGAGGATTTTGTTTGAAGCGAGATCGATTTCGTCAAGTAGCAACACGGCACCTCGCTGCAGTGCTTCAATGACTGGGCCATTGTGCCAGACGGTCTCACCATTAACAAGACGGAAACCACCAATAAGATCGTCTTCATCAGTCTCTACTGTGATGTTGACTCGGATGAGTTCTCGTCCGAGTTGGGCACACGCTTGTTCGATAGAAAACGTTTTGCCATTGCCCGAGAGACCCGTGACAAACGTAGGGTAGAAAAGACCGGACTTAATAATTTTTTTAATATCAGTGAAGTTACCAAACTGGACGAAGGTATCATCTTTATCAGGAATAAGGTTTTGCTCTACGGCAGGCAATGCTGCAGGACCATTATAAGTTGTTTCCAGTTCTTCAACAGTCTCTTTCGTTACTTCCAGATTCCACTTACCCCGACCAACTTTGTATTCAGTCAGTTTGTTGGTGACAGTCTGATAGTTACAACCGTTCATGGCACACCAGGCACGAATATCGGCGGCAGTCACAGACTCTCCATACACTGCTTGAAGAGAAGTGCGGATGTAGTCAACTGAAATGGTCATTGATTGGTTTGTTTAACTGAAGTTATTATAGACGAAAAAGGGAGGTCTCAAACCTCCCGTGTGTCACTTATCAGATCGTCCACTGTACTTGTATCGCATGGCTCCAAGTAAGTATGCCTGACTAAGAGATCTAGGACCCTCCTCAAGTATTTTTATTACCTTCGGGTCTTTTTCTGATGCTTTTGCAATTTCTCTCCAGTTTTCTTCTGTCATGCCACCAAAGAAATAAATTCGCCTAGAACTTTCTTATTTAGTTTTTTAGTCTTGAGAGACTTAATGAAAGCAGATTTGATCTTTGCTTTGGTTGCACCGTCATCAACTTCAAAGTCTGCATCTTGAGAAAGTGATGCTGCAGAGATAGCAAAGTATGCATGATATCCAGAAGTCTTGATGGTAAAACTACGTTGCTTCTTCCACTCACTCTGCAACTTAAAGAACGCATTAGAACCCCGATTGTGATACATTCCCAGGAATCCGTTTGCATCACGACCTTCAAGAACACGAATACCCACAAAGTTAACCGTAGGGAAGTTGTCACGAAGGTTCTGCAGCATCAGATCAGAGAAACCATGCCAACCATAAGGAACATTATAGGTGTTACCAGTCTTACGATCACGGAGAAAGGTGCAACCACCTTGCAACTGACAGGTTCCCATGTAAGGTTCGTTCTCCCAGTGACGTTTCACTATGACGTGACGAGAGAGGTGATTTGCCTCACCATCAGTCAGAACAATACACTGAACCTTCTGCAGTTTGTTCTCCTTCTGGAATTGAGGAAGGATCTGGTGAAGACATACAAATGCTTCATTCAAAGGAGTACCAGACAAACCCAGACGAGAAGGAACAGAGTAACAAGATCCATAGAAATTACCAAAACACTTTGCACATCTCCAGATGTTGATCATCTGATGTTCTAGCTGCTTACCATTTGTCTTGCTGGTCAAAAGATTCATTAGAGAAAACTGTTCATGAACAGCAAGAAGATTTTCTTTTTTCTCATATGAAGAAGTCCAGTCTGCTGGTTTGATAGTTTCACCAGTTTCATAGTTAACCTCAGGTTTTTTCCACTCGTTCGTGAAAGCATACACCTCAAAAGGAATGGATACTTTCTTACAGAACCAGATCAAATTGTAGAGTTGCTTGATCGTATCCAACATCACACGACTCATAGAACCACTCCAATCAAGGACAAAGATCAGACCATGATTTTTACCATCAGGAATCACAGAGACTTTCTTGAATAGATCTTCGTTGTACTTGTAGGTGTGCAGTTTAGAAGTATCAAGAACACCAGTGCGGGCAGTAGTAGCACGGGCATAGGAATCTGCTGCCTTACGGCACTCAAACTCTTTTACCAGGTAGTTTACTTCTTTCTGAGCAGATCGTTTGAACTTGATAAACTCTTCATCAACATTATCAAAGAGGCATTCAAGCTTATTCTTTTGATGATTGAACCATGCATCAATCTCTTTGTGAATATCATCGTTCTTAGCAATAATATACTTAAGATCAACCTTTGGAATCTCAACATACACGTTCTCATACCCGTCAGACTCTGCAAGATCCTGCAGATTTGATTCCAAGGCATCAGCAGTCTGAACCTCTGGTTCATCGGTCAGAGGGGCAGTAGCAGATTGATCTGCTTCTGGCATAGGAGTTTGCTCCTGAGAGTCACCAGAACCCTCACCAGGGGAGTCCTGCTGCTCCTGTAGTTCACTGGCAGGTTGCTCAGACTCACCACCCATCTCATTAGGTGGCATCTCAGTATCATCAATTTTTTCCTCTTTCTCTTTCTTGCAGAACAGATACAGTTCTTCCGCAACCTTCAATGCTTCATCGAAAGTTTCTACTTCTGCAATCTTCTGAATAAGATCCTTTTCTTCGGTGTCGAAAGAAATATCTACAAAATTACCGACCTTAAAGTATAGATTTGCACGATCAGCAAGATTAAAATCATCAACATCCCCATCGTGAATAGAGAAAAAGTCTTCGTCATTTAGTTCTTGGTAACCTCGGAAAAACGTCTTTGCAAGTCCCATGTACTTGCGTTTCATAAGTTTCTCAATTCGTGCATCCTCAACCACATTCACAAATTGAGGGGGGACTGCAACCCTCTCCAACCAGTTCTCATCAGGGGTAAAGAGTGCGTGACCAACCTCATGACCTACCAACAGGTCATAGACGGTGTTGCTTGCCTTCTCCCACATTGGGAGGGTCAGGACACGGGTGTGGACGTTGAAGCAAGCAGTCTGCACTTGCTTGTGCTCCACGATCAAGTCTTCAGTGGCAAGCAGTTTGGCAAGTTGTGACTTGATTTCGTGTTGGACTGCCATGGTGGTTTCTCTTGTATTTACCCATAATACTAAACCCCCACCTTTCGGTGAGGGCCCTCAGTGACAGTTTCTATAGTGTCTATGGTTGGTTATGAAAGAATGCTCCTACAAACTCGTTTACATGTTGACTGATCCTCATCACATTCAATTAAACAGTTATAGTAATCGTTTAGTAGATCAGATTCATCCATTGCTTTGTCTAATGTATGAGTCAATCGTTCAACGCTTTGTTTCCAACCCGCTAACTGATTATGTGAAATGAGATTGTGCATAATGTCTCCTAATAATACATTCGAGAAATAACAACGAGACTTTCGTTACATAAATTTTTCTCTCAATTCTGTTATTATTTAGTGTTGGTATGCTAACTTAATGAAGTTTCCTTCATACTTAATATTTTCTAAACACTCCTATACAATACTTCAAAATCTCTCTTGTAAGCACTTCTAATGTTTACTTCTAATGCTGGAGACATTTTCAGCTTATTTCCTTCATCATGAGATTTTGGATATTCTATATCGTTATTAAATTTCAAATCAACTCCAATAATGCCACTTAACCAAGAAACGAAATCTTCATTAATTTTGTCTTCAAACTTCCAAACTTGTGTATTGTTAGTCAGAAAATCTACTTGAGGTCTATACCAATTCCATGCTTCCTTGAACGGTAGATTTTGTATCATTGATGCAAACATTATTGGATCTTCCATTACTGATTGAATATCATCACCATATGTTCTTTTCAAATAAACAGATCCTGAGATAAATCTGGTAATAGGACTTCTAACAATAGAAAAATGTGGAATATTTTTTACATCCAAATATTGTTGATAATATTCACGATGATAGTGTGCGATTTCTATGCCGTTAACAACTGACATAACACCAAGACCAGTATCTAAATGACTGTCTCCCCAATCAAAACCATTTGCTAGGAGATTAGCCTCTACAAATCTACCTGCTGTTCTTGGAATGTGCGCGAAGAATACTTTCTTACCCGTTTCCTTGTGTACAAAAGTCGGCATCAGACCATCCTACTAAATCCTTTCACCTTATCAAATCGAATCACATCTGCAAACTTATCATGCAGAGATTCCTTATGAGAAATAACAAAGATATTTGCATCTTTGATAACGAACCGAATGATCTTCAAAAATTCTTCTGTTCCAAATCCATCAAGAGAACTATCAAACACCTCATCCATAATGAGTAGATTCGTGTTGACAGAGTTCTTCATCCTTGCTACCTCTCTCCAGGTAAACAAGAGTGCTAGATCGATTCTCATCTTCTCTCCCTCGCTGAAAGAAGAGTAAGAAAAATCTTCGTGGATTGGGGACTGGACGGTTTCGTTAAATTCCTCATCAAGGGAGAAGTTAATGTAAAAGTCCATCAGTTGTAGATACCGATTGACTTGCTGATTTATCAGCGGTAGATACTTCTTAATGATTTTGGTCTTAACTCCACCGTCTTTAAGTAGACTATACGAAAAATCGTAATAGTTGATCGTGTCCTTACGTTGAGCGAGTTCGTCGTATGTAGTTTTTAAGTTATCCTTGAAGGTTGTTAACTTTTCATGCTCAGTATTTCTGTTTGCAAGGTTGTCGGTAACTCTTTGAATTTCCGATTCCAGATCTCTGACTTGTCGTTGACATCCAGCGATCTTAATATTGTTCTGAGAAATGCCATGCGTTAGTGTGGTGATCTCCTTCGATAGGGTAGTGAATTGACGCTCTCGCTCTTCTTCCTTATTAATCGCCTGTTCCAGTTCTTTATAACCGGATTGCAACTCCTTTGCTTTATCTTGAGCGTCCTTAATCCTATTTATTCTGAAGGTCTCTTCAATGTCCTGATTACAGGTAGGACAAACAGTATTTTGTGTGAAGAATTTATGCTCCTTCGTAATCGTCGATACTTTATTAGAAATCTTGCCTTTTAAATTACCTAATGTACGAAGTTTTTCTTTTGCAGAATCAAGACCCTCAATTTCTTTTGTCAACTTGAATACATCTTCTTCAATGTATGCGTTATCATTCATCAGGTTGTTTTCTTCAATAAGGAGTTCTGAAATCCTTACTTCCTTACTTTTAATATTTTCCTTACCACGACTTTCAATCTCCTCAATAAAGTTCTCTTGCATTTTAACTTTATCGATCAGAGACTCTTTTTTCAAATCAAGAACTTTAATTTGATCTTTGACCTCACGAATCTTATCTTTCATAAGATTATTCATAGAGGAAAAAATACGAATATCAAGAAGATCTTCAATCACATCTCTACGATTTGTAGCAGTTAGTTGCATGAATGGAACAAAAGTGCTACTACCCAGAATCACAATCTGAGTAAAAGACTTGTAATTCATCTTAATCACATTTTGCTCAAACCACTTTTGCTGGTCTAGTGCTGCAGCAGATTGGTTCAGGGCATTATCATCACGGAAGATCTCAAAGATATTTGGTTTGATTCCACGAACAACTTTCCATTTTGTATTACCAATAGAAAACTCTACCTCAACATTACAGTCTTTCTCATTAACCGTATTTACAAGTTGTGGTTTATTGATTTTACGAAAAGGTTTTCCAAACAAAGAGAATGTAAGAGCATCAAGTAATGTACTCTTACCAGCTCCATTTGTTCCAATAATAAGATTTGTTGGATGTTCTGTAAAACTTATTTCAGTATATTGATTACCAGTTGACAGAAAGTTTTTCCAACGAATTTTTTCAAATAAAATCATGTGCTGTTTCAGGAGGTATTACGAGATCATTCTTGGTAATGATAGTATACTTATAATCATGTATTTCACATGTCTTGACCATTACCTCATCTTCAATTTCAATAACATGCATTTCTGGACTTCCACCGTCCTCTAACATCATAGCATATCTCATGGCATCATCTTCTTCTTCAAAGAGATAGAGAATTTGTTCTCCGTCCTCATCGTTTACAGAATATGCACCTTCAGTTTCTTTGCCATAGATTGTTAGAATATACATTAGATTAACTCACATGCTTCTTGGTAAGTTTGTCTCATAATGTTTTGAACTTTAGACTTATCAAGTTGAATTTCTGCCTCTTGAATATATCTATTCAGAATAGAAAGTGTGTCTTCAGATTCAAAAACTTCAAACTCTTCAGGATCTTGAATATCAAAGTTTTCTACTACTTTGATATCAGCAGCAACTTCAGTAATCTTATCAACAAACTTTTCAAACTTTTTAGTATCAGTTTTTTGACGAACAATTACTTTTACAATCTTATTATGATATTCACGAACATCAAAAGTTTGATGATTAGTATCTTCGTAGTAGATATTATAAAACAACCTATATGGATTATCTACCGGAACATGTTCCATAGTCGATGTATCAAAGATGTGGAATCCTCTCCTATCACCGACATCGTTCCAGAACATCTCATACGGATTTCCCAAGTAGAAGATCCGTCCATCATCCGATCTAGTGTGGTAGTGACCGCTGTAGACATGGTAGAACTTTGAATATAGTTCGCTCTCATGACCATGATCCATGATGACGCCTCTATGAGCTCTAAATCCTTGGAGTTCAAGGTGCCCCATCGCGCAGAGGCAATCTGAACTTTGAATAAATCTAAGAGTGCTTTCCTCATTGTCTTGGTTAATCCATGGAATGAACAATATGGGTAGACCATCAATTTCTACCTCCGTTGCTTCGGAGTACACTGTAACATTATCATACTCACGGAGCAAGAGATCAACTGCATTTACCTCATTAGTATTCTTATAATATGCAGTGTGGTTACCAACAATCGTATGAACATGAACACCCATGCTCTGTAATCGATCATAGTAGTTATTCTTTGCCCATGCTAGTGCAGAAAAATCAATGCCTTTACGACTATCAAAAGTATCACCCATATCAATGATGGTAGTAATACCATTTTCTTCTAGATATGGAAAGAAAATATCATTGTAAAACTTTAGAAAATAGTCGTGAAACAGTTTAGAGTTTTTACGACACCCAAAGTGTTGATCGGTAATGATTGCAACTTTCATTAACTACGCAGTTTGGAGTGAACGTTATCCTTAATTTGATTATAGTCAGAATAATTAGATCCGTCAAGGGTGTTGTTATCATCAAACACCTCACTGTAACCGGATCTTTCAATAATCTTGTTTTTAATTTCTAGTTGACGTTTCTCTCTTTGGATCCTGCGGAGAAACGCATAATGAATGATCTGCGTAAAGTAAGCAAAAGGATTTTGGGATTTCTCAGGATTAAAATTATGAACGTACTGAACGCAATTTTCGATTCCATCAGAGATCATATCCTCCTTGAACATGTAATTAACAAAGTTTGGTTTAAACGAGAGATGATTGGCAATCTTTAGAAAACACTCCCCAATGTAACGAGGGATTGGTGGTTTCGTATCCCATCGCTTCGGCCAATCTTCTTTTACTGGTTCTCTTCCATACTTCTTGATGAAACTATTTTCAACGTTACATCTGTACTCGATAAGGGCAGCCAAAAACTCTTTATTGTTTACATAATGTTCGGACCTCTTTCTCTTTGCCATAGGTCTTATCATAAGTTTATCTCATAATATGTATGAATTATATCATCTACCAATAAACTTGACAAGTTCTCAATTACCCTATAGACTAACTCTGTCAGGGTTGATAGGGAAGCTTTAGGTACTCTTAAATATCTTTTCTAGGATTTCTTTTACATCATTTACATTTCCTAGACGACCCATTTTTCTATTAATCGGAGAATGATTAGTAGTATTTTTGTCAGATGCTCTAATATAATCTTGATACATCATGATCATTTCTACATCAGATGATTCAGACATAGTTAAAACATCTGCTAGATTAATTATAAACATATCATCAGTTGTGGTTTTTAACCATGGTTCTATCTTATACCCTACTACTCCCATCTTTCCTTTTAGTTCATGAATGATGATGGGATTAGAAACAAGAAGCATTGTTCTATCTTCTTCCTCAGTTGCAGCTATTTTGGCAAAGATTTCTTCACCTGTCTTTAATTTTAATGTTGCGTAAAAATCGTCTTCTATCATACCTTTAATTGAATAGTGATTATCTCATAGTTAAAGTTTTCCTCATTATATGTTTTGATTCTTTCTATGAAATGATTGAGTGTGTAATTTCTTCTGGACTTTGTTGAGCAATCATCTGAAATGTCATACAGTGTTGCTTTTACTTTTCCCTTTCCTTTTCTAAGAACTCGTCCAATACTTTGAAGATTGCGGATTCTGGACTTACTTGGAGAGGCAAAGATAACATTATGGAGTTTTTTAATATTGATACCTGTACTAAAAGTTCCATAAGAGGCAACGATGATAGCATTGTTTTCTCGTTCTGTAATCTCTCGTACTAACTCCCTCTCCTCTGCATCTACTCCACCATGTACAAAAAATACCTTACGGTCGTCACTCTTGTTATTATTTATCTGATCGTAGAGTACCTGTCCGTGTGCTTCGACTCTTGCGAAAAGAACAAGTGTGTTTCCTTTAAGATCAAGTGCTAGATTTTTAATGAAACGATTTCTTTGTTCGTGAGAGATAAGATATTCTATCTCATCATTGTATGTTTCAAAAGTTTGTGGTGCATGTTTCAGAACAAGACACTGGATATCAAGTTGTGATAAGTGTCCCTGTCTCATCAACTCATCAGTTCTGGTGACTTTGTATGATGGACCAAAGAGACCCTCAAGCACCCACTTATGCGTCTGTGTGCCGTCTAGTGTGCCTGTAAAACCAAATCTATACTTCGCATGATGAAGTTTGGTCATGATGTTAATCAATGATTTAGACTTGAATAAATGTGCTTCATCGCCTATAATACAACCATAGTCTTCAAAGAAAGATCGTTCTAGTTTATATACAGATTGCCAAGTTGTAATTGTCACTGGAGCATCATTACTCTTCTCCCTACCAGAATAAATTTTGTGACAGTATGACTCAGCATCCCAACCATAATCAAGAAAATCCTTGTACATCTGCTCTACAAGGGATGTCGTTGGAACAACTAAAAGGATTTTTTCTCCTCGGTCTACATAATATCTCACAAGAGAATAAATCATCAAAGATTTGCCTGAAGCAGTGGGGCTTATCAGTAACTTTCTATTATGCTTTAGAGCACCGTATACTCCCTCAACTTGGTATTTACGGGGAGTATGAGAACAAATAGAATGCATATAATCTTTAACACCCTCCATTGAGATATTATCATTCTCTTCAAATGGAGTGCCGTAAAACTTATTATCTTCAAACTTATACGTGTATCCATAATTTTCACAGAAGGATACGATCTTATCTAACAGACCGACATAGATTTGCTTGGAACGCATATCAAAGAGATGAATTTCTCCATTCCAGTTTCTACCACGATACTGTGGCATAAATTTTGCATTAGGAACCTCAAACTTAAAGTGGTCTCTAAGTTCGTATTCTATATGAGGTTCAGTATTAATTTTTAAAAATACTTCGTTGGATTTAGATATAACAAGATTTACACTAGTGTCAATCACGTAGATTCATTCATCTACAAATATTTATTACATATTTTCAAACTTATATTCTAATATCATTCTATAAAGAGAATCTCTCAAGTACCAAAGATGCTGCTGTTCTGTTGGATGTCTTGATGGGGATCCCTCCCATGTTTCAATTCTTTTCAGCACACAATAATGTAAGAGGTGAATATCCTCAATCGTAAGACTGACTTGATAGTCAAATTCATTTTCTTCTGGTGGGAAAAATTCTTCTTCCATTTGGTTATTTAGTATTTTGTATCCAATTTTTGATACTAGATAAGTCCCATTGACCATATTGTTCGGGAACTGATTGATCATCCATTAAAGACCATATGGATTCCATGGACCTATTATTACATACATTCACTAATGCATCAAATAAATTATCTTCAAACTTTAATGAAGTTGCATAATCCCAAAAGGGGGTGTTGTACTTAGATCCAGATTGATATAACCATAGCAAATAATTTTGAATTTTCAATACGTAAGAATATATTTCACTATAAATGTATTTTTTTGATAGACTACCTTTCAGATAACTTAAATAAGTATTGGTCGCACGAACGTATGCTGGGTTTGAATTAGCTTCTAAGGGTTCTATAAACATCAATTTATTCCCATTCAAAAAAATTCTATTATCAATCATAAATTGATTTGATATGTAATTTGAAAAGTTTAGATTATCAGTAGAATCAATTCCAAAGATATCTCTAAAATTTTTTCTTGCTTGCTCTACTGTTGTTATGTCTTTATTGAAAAGGTATCCATGAGAAACAGAATCTATGTTTGGAATTCTAAAACACCATCCATCAGGAGTTGCTACACAATCTGTCCAATGAAGATCATCTTCTTGTTCAGATCTACCCAGTAATACAGAGTTAATTGGATTAGTAAGTGTGGTATAATTATCAAAAGATGTTGGTTTACCAGAACAGTCAATAATGTAATCCGAATCTACATCACTATAATCTTTTACATTTTTTTCTATTACTTTAAATTTGTTTGACGAAAGAATAAACTCTCTAAACTTATTAACATCATAGTGTGCTGCAGAATAACCCATTCCAAATGGATGAAAGAATTTATCTTTTTTCTTTCCCCAGTTTTTATACATGATTCCATGTTTCACAGTAGCTTCAAATGGATTGTCCGACCAATCAACATCAAATACTGTGGATAACAGATTCATTATTCCAGGAACAGTTCCTTGTCCCACTTTCTCTGGTGGAACATTAGGATCATGGATGAGTTCTACTTCCCAATCAGGCATATTAATAAATGCATAGTATCCCTGGACTGCAGATAATAAACCTGCAGATCCTGCACCAATAACAGATAATTTTTTCATCCCAATCCTGCGTTAAATCTCATAAACTCTATTGCGTTTTTGATTTGATAAGTACGATTAGTTATTTGTTTAAGTATACTCTCAATATAAACTAGCATTGTATCATAATAGTCAATTTTCAAGCATACTGTAGATAATTTTTCATCAGCATCAAGATACTTTTGCATCGTATCTTTATCACGAATTTTTTTAGGAAAAGGATTTTGTATGTATACATCAGGGTCAGCTTTACCACTGAAGTATTCATATCTTTCGTGTCTAATATTTTTTCTTTGCTGTTCTGCTTTCTTTCTTAGTAGAAAGATAGTATTGTACATTTCAAAATACTTCGCATGGAGTGTGGGAACATTAGTAGACTCTGTATGAAGATTATCCATATCAATTTTAGAGTCTTTTTCCCACATCTCTTGAAGTTTATCAAGATCGATCATATAGGGTTGCCACGCATATCAGCTAGTGTGTATATAGTATACTTGAAACTTACTTCTGCTGTAAAGTACTCGATATCTGTATCAGTTGCATCAAAAGATATGGTTGATAAGGAATATGGAAATACATCGTTAAAAAATACTTGAAATTTAGGGACAAGATTATTACTCAATATTTGTAGTGTAGCATCAGAATAGATGTTTTCACCTCTTTGTGCAAAATTTCCTGTAATCTTCCCTGCTTTATCTAAATCACTCAATTGACTTAGTTTTTCTGGATATCCAAGACCTCTGATCCAATTTTGAATCTCCATAAAATTGAAGAGATCTTCATCAACCAAAAATCTTAAGGTAAGATCTCCAAATTGAATCTTATCTCCAGGAACATCAATATCCTTTAGATAACTTGTTTGTTGTGCGATACCAAGATCTAGAGAAGGTATATTTGCTTGATTACAGAAAAATGCCGCGGCAGGACTTCTTTTAAGAGCAAACTTAAAACCAGTTGGTGATAAGAAATTTCTATTTTGAATCGGAGTTCCTGGTCTCTCCGCAGGTTTTTTTCTGGTTGGCATGATTATTCAGAAACTACAGTGGCATTAGCAAAATGCTTTGGAGTGTAAGTTACACCATTCTTTGTAACAGTAGTTGCTTTGTCTGCATTTGCATCAGACTCGTTAGTGTACACCTTCCTATCATCATAGGTCTCGGTCCATCTATTGTCACCTGTATAATATACATCACCAATTGTTGGATTCATAACACTTAGTGTTTTAATGTGAAAAGGCATGTTACTTAGTTCTCTACATTCTTATTTAGATACAAAAAAAGACCTCCCGAAGGAGGTCTTTGCCATTATCATTTTGTTTTTTTCTTCCTATAAAAATCACTCTCACACTTAAAATAGATTCGTGTTTGGATGAATTTAGGATCGATGTATTTTGTTGGATTTGGTTTGTTTTTGAATTTGTATTTAATTGGATTTGTGTAGATTAGTATGTGATCGTATTTGTGAGGTGTCATAAAAACCAATAAGGCAATCCTATTTAGCAACAAACATAAAAAAAGAGACCCATAAAGGGTCTCTTGGAAAAATATGTGTCCAATGGATCACATGAGGTTCTTAACAGTAACTCTTCTGTAGTAACGGTTGCTGTTAACACGAAGACGACCTGCGCCAACGGTGGTTCCTTCTGCGAATGGGTTTGCGACCATGCCGTAGCGGGTCTTAAAGCCAATCTTGGGCTGGAAGGTGTTCTCTCCAACGGCACGAACCATCTGGAGGGGAACATAAGGACAATAGAACAGACCTGCGTCATAAGGTGAAGTACCCTTATAACCAACAACGTAGTACTGGTTAGCAGCAACGTTTGCAGAATATGGGTCGATGTAGACTCTGTACTTACCTTGCAGGACACCTGCGAAGGTGTTACCAGTGTCATCAACGTTCAGGTTTGCATTGAGTGCAGGGGTGTAGTCGAGTACACCAGCCATGGTCAGTGCGGAGGCAACGTCTGCAGAGCAGAGGATCATGTTGCCCTTTCCTCTACGAGTTCTTTGTGCGATTGCGTTCGCATCTCTCTCGATTTGGAAAAGCAGACCCTTGAACTTCTCAACACTCCAACGTCCGTTTGAGTCGATATCAAGGTCGAACTCACCAGCAGTTGCGGTGTTAGCACCAGCACCTGGTTCAGCAATCTTATAGATGGTTCTGATTACTTCACGGTTGATCTCAGCAAGAATCTCAGTAGAGAGAATGTTTGCGAGTTCAGCCTCAGCATTCAGACCATGGATTGCCTTAAGGTCTTGTGCCAGTTCCAGGGAGTACTCTGCCTTGAGTGCTCTGGACTTCGCAGTCACAGTAACTTTCTCAATGCTGAATGCCATCTGGTTGAAGGCAGTATCACCAGTGCCGTTGAGTGCTTCAGCATTGGCAGTGGTCATACCCTGACCGACATCATATGCGGTCGAAGATGCAGAACCAGTTGGGTTCAGAGCAGCAGGGTTAGTACCAGCTTGTGCTTGGGTAGTACCCAGACCAGCAGCAGCATCAGACTCACCAGCGGTGAGGCTTCTGCCTACGTTCTGACCGGAGAATGAGGTATCTGCTTCGTCGAAGAATGCCTCGGTTCCAGTCTGACTGGTGTACTTGGAACGCATCGCAAAGATGAGTCCAGTAGGACCGGACATTGGTTGAACACCTGCGAGGTCATATGCGACCAGGTTAGGCATAGAACGTCTGATCAAGGAGATCAGAACGGGGTCGAAACCTGCGACAGGTGAAGCACCTGAACCCGAGAAACCAGGATTACCGGTTGAGGAGGGGTCGGTGTTTACGTTTGGTTGCTCAGACAGGAATGAACCTGAAGAAGCGAAAGCTTGTTGTTCTCTGAGGAACTTCTCTTGGTTTTCGAGCAGGACAGCGGTTACGGCTCTCTTGTGTGAATCATCGATTTTATCGAGACCCTCATGGTTGAGGAGAGGTGCCCACTTTTCCTGCAACTGTTCGGATTGGAACATTTGCGGTTACCTAATACGTTTACGGTTTGATTTAATGTTAAATTCAGGAGTTTTTGCTAAAAGAACCCAGGGTTCTCATATATGCAGCCATGGATGCGGAGTAATCTTCTCCACCTGCATGATCTACACCTTCAGAAAGGGTTTCAGTTTTAGCAGTGGAAGACTCTTTCTTGGAGTTGAAATAGGACTCCTTGAGTGTTTCCAGTTTGCCACGATATTGATCTTCACTTTCAAACTCTACACTTTCGGCAAGTGATGCAAGCTTCTCTTTCTGAGTAGACGCAAGTCCCTCAGAAACATCATTGAGGATTCCATCAGCAGCAGACTCAGAGAGTCTAGCGTTTAAAGTGATGTTCTTCTCAATTTGCTCGTTGAGTTTTGTCTCCATATCATCAAGTTTTTCTACCATGCTCTCAAGTACATCATATTTCTCTTCAGGGATAGTTACATAATGTTCTTCAAAAAGACCCTTCATTCCAGAAAGGAATGATTCGGTCATTTCGGTCTTAAGACCAGCTTCAACTGCGAGTGCGTTCTCTTCAAACCACTCGTCAGAAACATACTCAAGATAAGAATCAACTCTTTCTGCGAGTGATTCTTTAGCAGCAGCAACTTCTTCTGCAAATTTCTCTGCATTTTCTGCTACCAGTTGCTCTTTAATTTGAGCAACTTTAGCATTGATTGCTGCTTCAAAGATTGTACGTGCTTTTTCTTGGAATTCTTCGGAAAGTTCTTCACCAGCGATCAGAGCATCGATGTCCTCTTGAACATCATACTCAGCAACGACTTCCTCTTCGGTAGTTACTTCTTCTTCAGAAACAACTTCGTCTTCGGTAGTCTCAGCTTCAGCAACAACCTCATCGGTGGTTGCTTCTTCTTCTTCGATGGTGTCTTCAGAGGAAACTTCTTCCTCTTCCTTCATGCCCTTCATGGCATCAGCAGGTTTTGCACCTTTGTTTACCACATCCTTAACTTGCTTAAGGGTGCCACCAGGAGTTTTCAGCTTTGCTGAGTCATCATCTACTTTGTAGTTTTCTGGTGTAGGACCACCCAAATCTTCGTAGGAGGCAGGGGTGCCACCAGTTGTGAGTTTGGGCATAGGATCAGCAGGTTTTGCTCCAGCATTAACAGCGGTGCGGGATTGCTGTGTCTTTACTTCCATTTCTTGTAAATTCTTGCCACTAGACATTAGAACTCTCCGTGTTTTTCCGTATTAAAACTATATTTATTTATAAAATTAAAGATTAGATAAGAAGTCATTGAATAAATTAAGCTTATGCTCTTCAAGTTTTCTCTGATCTACTAATGTATTAATTGTCTTTTTGGTTTGTTCTGCATATCTTTCACGCAGAAGTCCACCTTCCCAAACCCATTCTTTTCCTTCCATAATTCCCTCAACAAATGCATCGGGAGCAGAAGGATCAGCGACGATATCAGCAGCAGTTGCTAACATGAAGTCGTCACCAACAACATTGCATCCCTCTCTTGTCATTTTGAGAGATCCAATTCCTCTAGAAGAAACGCCGAGTTTTACTCCTTCTTCTACGAGGTTTGCGGCAATCTTACCCATCGGAGTTCCGAGGATTTTTGCTTTTCCAATGAAGTTATCTCCACTCTCTCTGAGAGAAACAATTTTATGAGAAACTCTATCTAGGTTGACGGTAGGACCATCGGGGTGACCAAGTTCACCAAGTGCTCTACCAGCATTGACGTGTGCTTCATTGTAACGAGAAACCTCACGACGAAGAGTTTCCATAGGATACATACGACCATTACGGTTCTTGATGTTACCCTGAAGGAAAACTCCCTCAATGTACAGTGATTTCTTACCAGACTTGGTAGTTTCTACAAGGAATTTTACTGATTCAATTTCTTCTCTAATCAGTTTCATTAGGATGCCCCTCCGCTTGATTGTACTTGTTGATAATGAAGTGTTCCAGATCCATCACCAAAGGTAGCAACCATAAAGGAGCTTCTCAGTTCTGCTGATGAAGTCGGCAGTAATGCTGCTGGATTCCCTGTGGAAGAATCATGATCTACCACAATTCTTGTGCTATAGAACCCACCTATACCAGCAACAGCATTAACAGATGAAACTATTTTATGAGTAAAATCGTAATCAGATTGTCCAGTCACGGTTAAAGTAACTGCATCTCCAACCTCAAATGGTGATCCAGTTCCTTCAGCAAAATCAATAGTTGTGGTGGCACCAGTAGTAATACCAGTAACTTTGTTTGATTTGACTGATCCTAAGGAAATAACTTCAGATTCACCTGCATGTACATAATAATTTGTCACTGCTGCTGTCGGAAGAGTTCCAATAGCAATGTGACAACCCGCACCTTTAGCCACAACTCTCAAAGAGTCTGTTTTTTGAAGGGTTTTATCAAGACTTCTTTTATTAGTTGTACTAGCAATATCTAAAGCGGAATTAATTCCTACTGGTTTATGTCCCATTATTTTTTAGAGTTCATTTATAGTAGTTATTTATAAATCAGACACCATCGGTGGTCTCAGGTGCTTCGTCCTCAACTTCAATTTGATCTTCTCCAGTGAAAAGACCATTTGCTACGAGGGGACGAAATGCATCAACTCTTTCTGCAGACTTTGCATAAAGAACGTCTTTAATTGCATCACTAATTTGAGATGGTGACTCATCAGCAATGATCATATCTAAAAGGTCATCCATTTAATTGTATATTATACGACTATGAGTATTTATATTTTTTTAGCACTATCAAAATAAAAAGGATGAAGAGGTTGATAGGGGAATATGTGTGGATGACAATTATGTAAATTTAAATCATTTAAATGTGGGTGTTTATATTGATTTGTACTAATAATTATTTGAATACGTTGTCTTAAATTCTTGTAAATATCATCCATTTACTTTATATTTCACCACCTTTTGGCATCTCAATGGGTTCGGCGGCAGATGCATCAATTTCAGGTTCCATCTGTGGTTTACCTAAATCCATACCTGCTGCTGAGTCTAAAGGTTGTCCAGTAGCAGGATCAATCGTTGCTGGATCAGGAATTACACCATCTTTTATCTCTTTTGCAATCAACTTATCCTGTTCAATAATCTCAATATCAGTCTGACGTAAGATTTTACGACGGACATAATCCTGAGAATAATACTTACCAATATATGGTTCAGCAGTTTGAGCAAGAGTCAGTCTCTCATTGAGAAGTTCTGCTTCTTTCAGTTCGGAGAAGTGATTATCATAGAGGAAGTCATACTGAATATGCTCACTCATGATCTCCCAATCTTCAGGAGTAATTATATTTTTCAGGAGTAATTGGGTCTTCAGCATGTCATTAAACATGTTGGAGAATCTTTTTCTCAAACGTCCAACAAACTTAGTAAACTTGAGTTCGTCTCTCAGGATTTCAGAAGATCTCCCCAAGTTAAACCCACCTTCTCCATCCATTCTTGATGGTGGGACGTTAAGTGAACGATAGAGTTTCTTTTTAAAATACTCAATATCAGTGATTTCACCCAAGTTTTGTCCGCCAGGAAGAGTGGAGATTTCGGTTCCTCTTCCGCCCTCACGCCTGGGAAGCCAGAAGTCTTCAAGCATTGCCATGTACTTTTTGTCATCACGGATTTCTCCTGTGTTTGCATCGTATACAAGTTTGTTGCGATAACGAGTCATCACATCACGAAGGTATTGCTCTGCTTTTACCTTAGGAAGATTACCAACGTCAATGTAGAAAATTCTACGTTCTGGAGCACGGGATAATCTGTAGATGACCAGTGAATCCTCAATCATTCTAAGTTGATTAAGAGATTTAATTGCCTTATGAAGATACGAAAGAGTTGATCCTTTATTACGATCAACTAAACCAGATGTACAATATGTGATTGCGTCTCTTGCAATTTTAATTCCTTGCTGTGCCCCAGTTTGCATGGGGTTTCCAGTTGGATAAACTGCTTTAGGATTATAGATAAAAAACTCTTCAATTTCAGGAAAGTCATAATCCATAGGATTATCACTTTTTATTCTTGCAACCGCATTATTAATATCACCTTTCTTTTTCTTTTGTTGCCTTACATAACGCATTTTCATTGCGTCAATATAACGAAGTTCCTGAATTCCTGCTTCAGGATCCTTCATATCAATAATCTTGTGATAATAAATGCGACCATCAATGTACCAATTCCTATAAATTTCGTGTGCCTTCTTGTCAAAATCAAGAAGATCAAGAATATATTTAAATTCCTTACGAATTATATTTTTGATACCATCACTTGCATTAAGATTTGAAAGTTCAATCTCAACTGGACTATCATTAGAATCTGAAACAATTGCTTCATTTACAATATCCTCAATGGCACTATCCGCTTCAGGATGAAGTGCCATTTCACGATATCTTTTAATCAGATCAAATTCGGTGCGATATACACCCTCAATATCCACGTAAGAACCAAAAAAACCACTACTCATATAGTGGTCATTCCCGTCCTCATTATTCGGAGGAACGGGACTGACGGCACTTGGAGATAGTGGTTCTGTGTCCTCAATAGAGAACCCAAATAACTTAGACATTATTATAAACTAACTTAAGTCTGATCTATTTATGGATCAGTCAGCACTGTTATCTGGGGACCAGTATTGGACTTGGAATTCAACTGTGAATTCTTCAATGGTGTCAGATGTGTCATAAGACAGGTCAATAGCGGCAATGTTCGTTGGGAATATTCCGTAGAACTTGTACTTCTTAATAGTTTCAAGACCTTCACCACTTCTGGCATTAGGATCAGTGTTAAGTCTACTGAACTGTTTAACAACAGCATCGACTTGATAGTCAGCTGGGTTGAGCAGACCAGATCCATCAGCATATTGTGCAATCTCTTGCATCCAACGTTCCATTGCAGCACGGATAACGAAATCGTTATCGTTGATTACTGTAACGGTCCAGGTATCAAAGGTTCTGTCACCAGCAACTTTGAAGATTCTGCCTCTGAATGGAACATCAATCGATGCTACGTTTGATGCAGGCAACTGTGCTGCCTTACAGAGAACAG